GTGCTTGGTGGTGTAGCTGGTAGGTCAGGTGTTAAGGCTATAGCCAACGCCACCGCCAAGGCTGAAGCAACTGACAACGATCCACCAGCACCATGAGTTTGTTTAATCCTTGGGTGCTTTTAGGCATCCTGATGGCGGTAATTGGTTCATTTGGCGGTGGCTATCTCAAGGGTAGCGAGGATGAGGTTTCTCGCCAACAGCTTGAGATTGCTGCGCTGAATGCAGAGGCAAGGCAGAAAGAGCAAGCCCTTATCACTGTTGTGCAGACACAATCAATCAAACTTCAAAAGGCAAATCAAGATGCAAAACTTGCTCAACAAAAGCGTAATGCTGACATTGACTCTGGTGCTTTGCGGTTGCGGATCCCTGTCAAAGCCGCCAACTGCCCCATACCAGCCTCCGATGATTCCCCCACTCCCTCCGGAGATAGCGTTCAAGCAACAGCCGAACTTGACAGAGAGACTGCTAAATCTCTTGTCGCCATCACAGACGATGGAGACAAAGCCATCCAACAATTGAATGCTTGCATAGATGCCTATAACTCTGTTTACCAAACCTTGAAAGGAATGAAATGACTCAATTAACTGCTAATTTTTCATTACATGAAATGTGCAAGTCTGAAACTGCTATACGCATGGGGTTTGACAACACCCCTGATGATGAGGCAACAGAGAATCTGAGACTGCTTTGCGAAAAGGTTCTTCAGCCTGTTCGTGACCATTACGGCAAAGGTGTAAAGGTTAATTCTGCCTATCGTAGCCCTGAGTCCAATGCGGCTGTTGGCGGGTCGAAGACCTCAGACCATTGCAAAGGTATGGCGGCAGATATTGAGATACCTGGCGTTGCCAATGCCGATCTAGCCCAGTGGATCATGGATAACTTGGATTACACACAGTTAATCTTAGAGTTCTACACACAAGGTATTCCTGATTCTGGCTGGGTTCACGTTTCATATGACCCCAACAACCTCAAAAAGCAGGAATTGACCGCCGTCAAGGTGGCAGGCAAGACTCAGTATTTGAATGGGTTGCAGGCTTAGTGGGCATAGACAGGGCATAAGTGAAATAATATGCTATGTCCAATAAAAAGCAGCAGCTAGAAGTCCCATCAATTCCAAGCCTTGGCTTTGCGCCGGAGGGGTATCAGCGCAGCTATTTTGCTGAAATTAATGGGGCATTAAACGGCTACTTTCGCAGTCTGATCAGTACGCTGGGTGCGATGTTTGGGATTCGTGGCGGTAAGTTTTTGAACAATCCGCATGGTGCTTTTCAAGACTCAACAGATCAGGTTGCGGCCAACACGACAACGGCCTACGCCGTCACATTCAACACAACAGACTTCAGCAATGGCGTGACGATAGCCAGTGGCTCTAGAATCACTGTAGCCGATAGCGGAATTTGGAACTTGCAGTTTTCCATTCAGTTTACAAACACGACAAACGCATCTCACGATGTAGATGTTTGGTTTCGCGTTAATGGAACAAATGTAGCAAACTCAAACAGTCGATTTGGATTTTCACCAAGAAAATCTGTTGGCGACCCATTTCATATCATTGCAGCACTCAACTATTTTGTGAGTTTAAATGCAAATGATTATGTTGAAATCATGTGGAGGCCAAGCGATGTTGGCGTTACGATTGAACAGTATGCCGCCAGCTCTAGCCCCACACGGCCAGCAGTGCCATCAGCCATTGTCACAATGAGCTTTGTGTCCAACCTACCGACAATATAGCCATCATGTACATACCTATTAAGCTCCCACCAGGCGTTTACCGAAACGGCACAGAATACCAGTCTACAGGTAGATGGCATGATGCCAACTTGGTGCGCTGGTACGAAAACACATTGCGTCCTGTTAATGGCTGGAGGCCGAAGTCGGCATCTACTGTCACTGGAGCTTGTAGAGCAATCATCACTTGGCGGGACAATTCTGCCGCCTCTTACATTGGGCTTGGCACTCACTCCAAGCTCTTTGCAATGGACGTTACAGGCGTTTTAAAGGACATTACACCAACTGGATTCACAACAGGTTTTGTTGATGCCACCAGCACCACCGGCTACGGCAAAAACCTTTATGGCAGTTTTGCTTATGGCGTACCTCGACCCGACACTGGAACAGATAACGTAGCTACGACTTGGAGCCTTGACACTTGGGGCGAATACTTAGTGGGATGCTCTGACTACGATGGCAAGATTTATGAGTGGCAACTAGGCTTTGCAACTCCTACGAAAGCGGCAGTTATCACCAACGCTCCAACTAGCAACAAGGCTATTGTGGTGACTGCTGAGAGGATTCTTTTTGCTCTTGGCGCTGGTGGTAACCCTAGAAAAGTCCAATGGTGTGATCAGGAGAACAATACACTTTGGACTCCAGCGGCAGACAACTTGGCCGGTGACTATGAGCTGACTACTGGTGGCAGTTTGATGGCTGGTAAGAGGGTCAAGGGTATCAACTTGTTGTTTACCGATGTTGATGTGCATACGGCTCAGTACATTGGTGCGCCATTCGTTTATGGTTTTGAGAAGGCAGGCTCTGGTTGCGGTCTAATTTCTACCCAATCAGTGGCGGCGATTGACACTGCGGCGATTTGGATGAGCAAGTCAGGATTCTTTATCTATGACGGCTACGTCAAGCCATTGGCTTGCGATGTGTCTGATTTTGTATTTAGCAATATCAACTTAGACCAGCGATCAAAGGTGGTTGCGGTTCACAACAGCAAGTTTGGCGAGATTTGGTGGTTCTACCCTAGCAATGCAGGGCTTGAAAATGATTCATATGTGACGTACAACTACCGCGAAAACCATTGGAACCTTGGCACATTATCTAGACTAGCAGGCGCTGACGCTGGAGTGTTTACGCTACCGCTGATGGTTGATGCGGCTGGCGAAGTCAACGAGCATGAGGTCGGATTTGACTATGAAGGCGCAACACTGTTTGCCGAGTCTGGACCGCTAGAGATTGGCAACGGCGACAATGTGTTTAGTATTCGCCAAGTCATACCCGATGAGCAGACTTTGGGTGAGGCAACAGTGTCGTTTAAGACTAGACTCTATCCAACAGGTACAGAGTCAACCTTTGGGCCGTACACAGCGGCTAACCCCACCAGCGTGAGGTTTTCGGGTCGGCAATTCAACATGGTGGTGACAGGTGATGTGCTGGCAGATTGGCGCATTGGCGTGATGCGACTAGACATGGTTCCAATGGGTAAGAGATAAAATTCAAGGTATTAAGGGGATAAATATGTTCGATATGCTTAGTGGTCAATATAAGAATCTAGCCTCAAAGGGTAGATATGGTGACACCATGCTCGCCCACATCAATCCTCAAGAAGCGGCACTGCTGAAGTCTATGGGTGGCGCTGGAACAATTAATCCTAATACTGGTTTGCCTGAGTTTTATGGCTTGGGACAATTGCAGTTTTTGCCACAAGTTACGCCCGAGCCATTGCCTGTTTTAGCGCAAGTTTTTCAGCCTAATGAATTTAAAGAAGTTGCTGATCAATTACAAAAAACTACTGTTCCACAGCAAGGTTTTGGTTTAGGTATTAGACCAGCTTACGAAACAATTGACCCAGAATTAAATAAATATGCAGATAAAACATATGGAGGTATGGGTACTAGCACAATTACAGGTTACTCAGTACCGACCGATTTAACATTTCAAGGTAAACCACTTGAGGCTAAGTACGACCCCAAGGGTAACTTTGTCAATGTGCAACTTGCTCGTGGCGAACTTTTAATTCCTGACCCAAACCAACCAAACATAGCTGCATCACCAAAATTTAATAAGAGTGGTGGAATTGTTGATTATGGAGTCTTTGATTTAAGTCAGCAGGATAGTGGTGGATTTGGTGATTTTGTCGGTGGGCTTTTAGAAGACTTTGCCCCAATGATTTTGGCTGGTATAGGTGCAAATCTTCTTGGGCCTGCCGCTGGCGCTGCTGGTGCGGCTGGCGGTGGTGCAGCCGCACTTAGCCCCTATGCGGCGCAAGCCGCTGGTGCTTACACTGGCAGTGCGGCGGCTGCGGCTGGTGCTGCCGCAGGAAACCTTGGGGCAATTCAAGCGGCAAATTTGGCTCAGAATGCATTGACGGCAGAGGCGTTGGGAAGGACTGGCATAACGTATGGAGGTAATGTCACTCCAGCTGATATTCCTACTACTACCCCAACTCCTAGTGCGCCTGATGGTCCAATGGGGCCACCTACACCTACAAATATACAGCCTTATGTTCCACCAACGACTCCTGAATTTGTAGGTCCACCTACACCTACAAATATACAGCCTTACACTCCACCTGTTACTCCTGAATTTGTCGGTCCACCTACGCCTACAAATATACAGCCTTATATTCCTACACCGACTCCTGGTTTGCTAGATAAAATAATTAGCAATCCAAGTATTGCAGGCACAGTGCTTGGTGCAGCGACTAGTCTTATTGGCTCTGCCAATGCGCCTACATCACAAACCACCACATCAAGCATTGATCCAGATATAAAGGCTAAGTATTTGGCTTATCTTGAGGATGCCAAATTAGCATCGACTGGCTTATTGGAGCGTAAGTTTGCACCAATTGATCCAATGTATACAACTGCGGAAACCAATCTCTACAACCTCGGCATGACACCATTTGGCGCTTCTGTAACGCCATCTGCTGTTACTCCAGCCGCAACTACTGGCGCAACTAATCTTCCAGTTTTAGCTAATGATATTGCAAGGTTTTTTAACCCTTACGAAAATCAAGTGGTGACAAATACATTGGCCGACATTGAGAGTGCTAGAAAGATTCAAGAGCAGGCAAACAGAGATAGAGCGCTACAAGCTAGAGCCTTTGGCGGTTCACGCCAAGCTGTAGTCTCAGGCATGACCAATGAGGCGGCATTGCGTCAATCCGCTAACACTGCCGCACAGTTGCGCTCTGCTGGATTCACGCAAGCCGCCAACCTTGGTCTGGCGGCGCGTCCATTAGACATTGCAGGCTTGCAGACTTCATTGGGACTTGGTGCTGCTCGCAATACATTGGCACAGCAAAAACTTGATGCAACGCGTAATCTTGCTTTAGAGAAATTGGCTATTACTGGCGGCGCATTGGGGCTTCAGCCTGCGAATGTTGGTGGCACTACTTCTCAACCCTTGTACAGCAACACTGCTGGTAATTTGCTGTCAGGTGGACTGACCGGCGCTTACATTGGTTCCTTATTTGGAAAGGCATAAATCATGGCTACATACGAAGAAAACCTAGCGCAGATGAGTCAGCCTTATGAGTTTGCGCCACTGCCCATCAGAGGTGGTGGACAAGACACAGCATTCGCAGGCTTACTCGGTAACATCTTTGGCGGTGGCGGCGGTGCTACTGGCTTGGAAGAGTATTTGACACCAGCTCAGACCGCGCAGATGAATCGTCAGGCTCTGTTGCAAGCAGCCATTGCCGCGTCACAGGCAAGCGCACCAAGCACAGTACCTCGCAGTTTTATGCAGATACTTGGCGCTGGACTCGCTGGTGGTCAGCAGGGTTATCAGCAGGCGCAGCAGGGGGCTATGCAGCAGTTGCTCACTAGACAAAAATTGGATGAGTACAAGCGGCAAAAAGCACTTGAAACGGCGGCTCAGAAAATCATTATGGGTGAGGGTGGAGCTGTGCCGGATACTATGATTACGCCACAGCAAGCCATATCAGCACCAGTGACGGCTGAATTGCCTGCTGGTCCTACTAATGCGCGTGCGGAAATGATTGGTCAAGCCATACCAAGCGCACCAGTAAATCAGACTGATGCTGTTTACGATAGATACATGAAGCTATCTCAATTGTTTGCGGCATCAGATCCAGCGAAAGCAAAATCGTATCAAGAGCTTGCAAAGGCGCTTAAGCCAACACCTGAAGTGATTGGAGAGCCATATCGCACTGCCGATGGTAAAACTTATCAGCGCACAAAAACTGGTGGCAGGATTGAAATTCCTGCGGCTGAAGCGCCAGCAGTTGAGCCAATTGGCGAGATGAAAGAAGTCACAGATGCAAATGGAAAACCTGTTCTAGTTCAGCGATACAAAGATGGAAGCATTAAGACTGTTGAAGGCTTTGGCGTACCGCGTGAGCTGGTACAAGTCAATCTTGGTGGCAAGATTCAATTTGTTGACAAAAACAGCATTCCTGCAAACGCAACATATCTGACAGGAATGTCACCAGGCGAAGAAGCGCGACTCAAGATTGACCAAGCAAATCTTCAAATTGCATTGAAGCGTTTGAATTTGAGTCAACAAGAATTTGAGCGTGGTCGGTATGAACGAGTTGAAACTGCCGATGGTTTTGCGTATGTGCCTAAAGTGCCTGGCCTACCCATCATCCCAATTACTGGACCAAGCGGTGAGCAGTTAACTGGCAAGGGTAATGTCACAGAAGATCAAGCTAAATCGGCAGGATTTGCTTTGCGAATGAATCAAGCAAAAGATTTGTTTAATAAACCTGTGCTTGATCCAATGACAAACGAGCCGTTGGTTATTGGTGGAAAAACTATCACTTTGGAAAATGCGTTTGGCACACCAAGCAAAACGCAATCTATTTTGCGAAGTATCCCATCTGCTGGTGTTACCACTGGTATAGCTAATGTATTTGAAAGTTCTGGCCGACAGCAATATCGTCAAGCTCAAGAGAATTGGGTTACGGCAAACTTACGAGCTGAGTCAGGCGCTGTTATTGGTACTGATGAAATGGAAAAAGAGATTTCAAAGTATTTCCCGCAAACTAATGACAAGCCAGAAACCATCGCACAGAAAGCACAAGCTCGAAAGTCTGCTGAATTAGCTATGGAAGTGCGTGGAGGTCCTGCGCTGAAATCCATCAAGAAAGCGCAACAAGCACAGCCTACTGGTGGATTAATATGGAATACAGTAACACAACAATTTGAGTGAGGTAAAAATGCCACAAATCGTCAATGTATTAGGCTATGGTCCAGTCACATTTCCTGATGGAATGTCAAAAGAAGAGATGGCAGCCGCACTGAAGAAGTTGCCACCAATTGCTACAACTACAGCACCAGTGACTCCAGCCGAACCAAAGACAGTTGGCGGTAAATTGGCGGCATCTCCAGTTGGTGGTTTTGTGCGTGGACTTATGGATATTCCAGAGGCTGGCGCTCAATTATTAACTAGAGGCTTGGAAGCTATTTCTCCTGCTGGATCAAGCATGGAAAAATTCATGCAGTCAGAGCGCAAACGCGTTGAAGATATTAATCTTCAAAATGAGGCTCTATATCGTAAATCTCGCGCTGGTCAATTCATGCCAGAAGAAATGGATGTTGGCCGTGTCGTTGGCAATATTGGTGCATCATTGTTGCCAAGCACTGCCGCTGTTAAAGCCTTGAATTTGGCGGCTGCACCTGTTAAGGCTGGCGCTGTTGGCGGCGCTGTCAGTGGTGCATTGCAACCTGTAACACCTAGTACTACAGACTTCTTTAGCCAAAAAGCTCAACAAATTGGCACTGGCGGTGTACTTGGTGCTGGTGGCGGCTACTTGTCCGACAAGATGTTAAATCTCTTGCTTGGTAAAGGTCCAACTGTTACGACACCAGCAGGCGCATCAACGGCACAGGCGCAAACCACAGCCACAGTCACGCCAACTGCTTCAGTTACTGGTGGACAGGTAACGCCTGGCGTTGTCGGCGCAGACACATCAGCGGCATTGACTGAGGCACAAAAAGCTATCCTAGATCGCGGTAAAGCAATGGGATTCCGCACAACGCCGGGGCAGGAAACTGGCAGCCGATCTCTTCAACAGATGGAAGCTCGACTAGAGTCAAACCCAATGACATCGGGCGCTTTCAATACTATTAAAGACACTAATCAAAAGGTGCTGAATAAAGCTACAGCGCAAGCCATTGGCGTTGATGCCGCTGAGTTAAGCAATCCTGTATTGGCAAAAGCACAACGTCAGATCAGCGCTGTCTACACTAAGGTGGCAAGTCCAACTGTTCAGAAGTTGGATGATATGTATGTCATGAATGGTATTGATCTTATTGACAATGCATTTGAAGGATTGACAACACAGCCATTGAAGTCAAATATCTTTGTTAAGCAGTTGCAAGAGTTTGCTGCAAAGGGTGAAGCAACTGGTAATCAATTGGCAACTTTGTCATCAAAGATTGGCAAACGTGCAAAGAATGAGAGAACAACTGCCAATGGAGATCGTGAGCTTGGTGAGGCTTTGTTCCAAATCAAGGAGATTGTTGACGATCAATTGGCGGCTGGATTGTCAGCAGCTGATCAGGCGGCATTCCAAGCGGCACGCGCCAATTACCGAAACCTGATGACAATTAGAACTAGCTCTGGCGTTGTCAATCCATCATCAGGCAATGTCTCAGGCTTGAATTTGGCATCAGCATTGACTCGCAAAGATCCTCGCGGATTCATGGAGGGTACAAACACCACACCAATGTATGAGGCCGCACGTTTTGCTCAAGCATTCAGACCTATCGTTGGCGACTCAGGAACAGCGACACGCATGATGGAATACACACCATTGAATATGCTGTTGTCGATGCCTACCAATATTGCCGCAAGTGCATATACATCCGCACCAGCTACAGCGGTTGCACGCCGTATGCAATCAGGTTTAGTGCCTGCTGGAGTGGTTAATCCAGCAACCGAAGAGATGTTAAGACGCTCTCTTCCATTGACAGCAGGCGCAGGAATGACAGCAGGATTGTTGGGACAATAAAGTCAATCCGCTGGACTATTGCTTCCATAAAAGGCAGCCACCAGCGGATCGCGCTTGATCTTCCACTTCTTTGCTCTTTCCTTTGCCATGCGAAAAGCATGATCGTCTAAGGACTCCTTGGCTCTCCAGCGTTTAAGCCTCTCTTGTGCCGTCAGAGGTTTAGGCTTGGCGGCATCAGTGCCTATGCCATGTCTGTACACCGCCACCCAAACATTGCCTGATCTGCACCATTCTTGGATATGCACTACACCTTGCTTACGCAGTTTGTTGATGAGTATCTGAGCTGACCTTTCGGTGCAAAACACCTTGGTGGCAACCTCTGGCGCAGTGCAGCCAACGCGCTGAAGCAGATCGATGATGCGTGGCAGGCGTACAGACTTCATTTATTGCTAGGCTTTGCTCTTGAATAGACATTGACTTGTGGCTTGTCATGCAAACACATCTTAGCTTGCGCCGCCAATCCCCATGCTCTGCCTTGAGCCATTTGGCGCATCTCTTTATCTCGGCTCCATATTGATGGTGTGCCATCGCGCCAATCAAATGCGTTTTTCTTATCGTTCACTTTTCTTCTCCTTTATATCTTTCTGAATGCCTGCACTTGTCTGCAAAAAGAGCCTTAAAAACTTTACACCGCCAAGTCTGATGTACTCGGCGTATTCGGACTGGGTTAGGCGCACTGTGATGGCGCGTCCCAGCTCTGTCTTCTCTTTCATCACTCAACCTCGCAGTCCAACAAAAACACAACAAGGCACAGCAGTGTGAAGATCACCACAACAATGCCAAACAAGGCTATTAAAAAAAAGGTTATCGCTGTTTCCATGTCTTTGCCTCACTTGGTGGAATCCAACCAAAGCGCCGCCAAGTGGCTTGCACATCGGTTGGGTTGGGGTACTTCAGCTCTTTGGCGTAGACGCTTGGGAGCGTTATCTTTGTGCCTTGTGGAGGCCTCCAATCGCCTCTCATTTCTGCACCGCCAGCAGTTCCATCTCAGCGTCCTTGAGTCGGTCTTTGATGCACTTCATCTCATAGTCGAGCTGATCAATCTTTCCCTGCATACGCTCTCGGGTGAATCTCTCAGCGTGCGCCCATCCAATGACAGTGCCACAGTGGACTGACTTATTGATGAGCTGCACGATCTCGGCGCGAGTCATCACGCCAATGGCAGTCTCTTTGGGGGGTGAGAGGCGCAGTACCTCGGCGTCTATTTCGTCTTGCATCTTTTTAGACATGGATGTCTCCTTGGGGTTGAGGGGTTGACCAGGCTTGCACAAGCAGGGTGGCGTTATAGGGAATAGGCGTCACAGTTGACACAAACAAGCCTTTGCCGCGCTGCTTGCGACCCCATGCGTCTACGGCATTGGCGTTCTTTAAGTCACCGCGCTTGACGGCGGCGTACACCTTGGCACGCTCAAAGCCACCATCCTCCAGCTCGGCCATGCTGCGCGGTTCTTGGCAGAAGTCCTGCAATGGCGTCAAGATGACCACCATGCGGCAAGTAAGATGGCAAAGCCAACGCCGATAGCGATGGCGGCGAGGAAGTCAAGGGCAGAGTTTGCTCGGCGGTTTAAGTGCCGCTTTTCTGCCTCCATGTAAGGGTGCTGGGTGTAGTTCATTGAGATGTCTCCTTTGGTTAATTAAGCGGTTGCAATCAGCCATGCACCAGCACTGATTTCTTTACGATAAATTGCTTGGTCAACGGCATTATTTTCCACATTGTCACGAGCGCTAGATTCAGTCTCTCCGCTTTTGATTTGCTCTGCGATGCAGTCGCCGTTGATAAACACAACACAAGTGCGTCCGCTGTCATCTTGCATAGTGATGGTGTAGTCTTTAAATTTTTGTTTCATTTCGTTTCCCCTGTTTGCTTTGTTGATGGATGAATCATATCATAGATGACTAACTCATCAACAACTATTTATTAGACCTTGCAAATTAGTCAACTATTCCTGTTGTAAACTCAGCACCAGCGGGGTTTTCTAGTTCCTCGCTAGTTGCCTTTTGGGGGTCGGCGTGAGTTGACCCCCCTTTTTTCCTTTAGACTTGACCATCTTCACAAAACATGGTTAACATCCTACTCATGAAAACAGTTTCACAAGAAGCACTATCCGCTATACGCCATAAAGTTGAATGCGCTGGCTACAAGATGTCAGACGTATGCCGCGTTGCCGAGATTGATCAAGCGCAGGTATCCCGCTGGATGAGTGGGACCACAGAGCCATTGTATGGATCAGTGATGCGCTTGGATCAGGCGGCTGATGCGCTGGTATCAGCTCGCCTCACAGTACTCAACAAAGCCATGGAAGACGCTGTCAAATGACCACCACCAACTTCACACCGCGCAAGATCATTGGAATTGACGTTGGCTTAAACGGCGCAATAGCCATGATGCGAGGCGAAACCCTCACAGGTATTGTCGATATGCCTACAGTAACGCTAGATCGCAACGGCAAAGCCAAGCGTCAAATCAGCATCCCCGAGCTAATCGGCATACTGAATGACTTCCAGCCCGAGGAGGCATACATCGAAAAGGTGTTTGCAATGGCAGGACAAGGCGTGACAAGTGTCTTTAGCTTTGGCCGCAGTCTTGGTGCAATTGAGGGAGTCATTGCCGCTAGATCCATCAAAGCCACACTTATCACGCCACAGACATGGCAAAAAGCTATGGGCTGTAGTGGTGGCAAGGACGGCGCTAGAGCAAGGGCTATGGAGCTGTTCCCTTATAACGTGGACTACTTCAAGCGCAAAAAGGATGATGGCCGAGCAGATGCGGCGCTGATTGCTTGCTGGGGATTGCGTCATGGATGACAAAGAACGCCAAACAATGCGCGACCACATCATCTACTTGGCGACTCAGTTGGAGCAGACACGCAAGGACAATCAGCAACAAGTCGTATTCATCAAGCGCCTACTCGACCCCGAAGACCTTGGACACGCAGTCAGTAACGAATGCCGACAGATCGCATACACGCTGTTAATTAACTCCACACACATCGAAAGAGACTCATGGCAAAACAGCAACAATTAAAACTCAGGCCATCTTCAGCGTCACGTTGGATCGCATGTCCTGCCAGCGCCAAGCTGTCTACGCTAGTTCCCTATCAGGAAGCAGGCGAGGCGGCTCAAATAGGTACAGCCATTCACGCGCTGGCTGAGACTTGCTTTCAGCTAGACACCGACCCTATGAAGTTTGTCGGTCAGGTGGTGGAGGGCATCACTATGACTGAGGAGAACTGCGAGTTTGCCTTAGAGCATTTGCAGGCAATTTGGGCAGTGCAGGATGAACTTGGTAACGTCAAGGTAGAGCAGCTCTACAAGATATACGACACACCCCAATACACGCTACAAGGCACTGCCGATGTGGTGGGCATATCCAAAGACAAGCTGATCATTGCCGACCTTAAAACAGGACGCGGCTACGTTGACGCTGACAGCGAACAGATGAAGATCTACGCCTTGGGCGCGTTGATGCACAGCGACCAAATGCCCACAGAAGTCGAGTTCCAAATCATCCAGCCCCATCATGGCGAGAAGCGCGTACACCGCATGAGTGTGGATGAGCTTGGCGTGTGGGAGACAGAGGTGCTACTGCCTGCCATCAATGACGCTGTAAGTGATGCACCGCGTTTTGTAGCATCAGAGTCAGCCTGCCAGTGGTGTCCCGCCAAGCACATATGTCCTGCTCAAAAGGAACAGTTCGATATTGTGGCGGCGCAACCTGACATCAGCATCATGACTAAGGATGACATCCATCAGGTCATGTTGTCTTTATCGCCAACACAAATCAGCGCAATCCTAGACAAAGCGCCGCTGGTTGAGAAGTTCATTGATGCAGTCAAAGAACACGCCACCAAGCAGATGGAGGCAGGCGAAGTCATAGCAGGCTGGCAGCTACAACCCAAACGCGCTTCCCGCAAATGGATTGATGCAACAGCGGCGCGTCAGGCACTTACTGACGCAGGACTTACAGATTCACAGATATTTGAGACTGAACTAATTTCTCCTACGGCGGCTGAAAAGCTATTGCCAAAGGATCAAAGAGTTATCTTGGACGCATTGACGGCCAAGGTATCAAGTGGACTCACACTCGCAAAAGATCGCAGTCTGAGTCAATAATGCAACCCCTGTAACTTTTGAAAGCGAAACGCAAAATGCTAAATTTATCTTCTGGTGGCGGTAATGGAAACTACATCCGATTCAGCCCACAGGCAAATGCCTGGACAAATAGTCTCGGCGAGGAAATCCAACTTAAAAAAGTAGTCTTTGATCTTGATGGTGTACAAACAGGCTGGCTCGAACTCGGCGTAGGTGTACGCGATTGGCAACCCGATTCTGAGCTTGGCAAGAAAGGTCCACAGCCATCGCCAAATCACAAGAGGGGCTTCATCATAACCCTGTACAACAAAGAGCTAGGGACTGTCGAATTTAGTAGTAGTGGAGTCGGACCTAACATGGGCTTGGAGAAGCTATACACCGAGTGTGCTGGACAGCGTGCTGCTAACCCTGGCAAATTGCCAGTTTTGGAGTACACAGGCAGTAAGCTGGAGAAGATCGGCAAAGGCACAACACGCATTCCAAACTTCACTATCGTGTCGTGGATTGATAAGCCTGCCGGTATGGGGCAAAGCGATGAGGAATACACAGCACAAGTGGCAGCGCCACCAACTCCTGTGGCAAAGGCTACGCTAGCGCCAGCTAAGTCAGTGATGGCGGCGGCTGTTGAAGATGACGAGATGTTTTAACTGATCGAAGTCAAGTGCCGCTGGGTAATACCAGCGGTTTTTTTTCCTCTAAAAAATACAACATGAAATATCTCTCACTATGCAGTGGTATTGAGGCGGCAACAGTAGCGTGGCATCCCCTTGGTTGGGAAGCAATAGCGTATTCGGAAATCGAAAGATTCCCATCTGAGGTGCTTGCACATCACTACCCACAAACGCCAAATCTTGGCGACATGACTAAATTTAAGGAATGGACAAATGTCTCAGATGTCGATCTTCTCGTTGGAGGAACACCATGCCAGTCATTCTCAGTCGCAGGACTCAGAAAAGGATTGGATGACCCTCGTGGCAACCTCATGCTTACCTATCTTGCCATTGCTAAACAACATCGCCCCAACTGGCTGGTCTGGGAGAACGTCCCCGGCGTTTTGTCCTCCAATGGAGGACGGGACTTTGGTAGCTTCCTCGGAGGGTTGGCAGAATGCGGGTATGGGTTCGCATACAGGGTGCTTGACGCTCAATACTTTGGAGTGGCCCAAAGACGCAAGCGTGTGTTCGTTGTCGGATACCTTGGAGACTGGCGATGTGCCGCAGCGGTTCTTTTTGAGCGCCACAGCTTGCAAGGGCATCCTGCGCCGAGCAGAGAAAAGAGGCAAGCTGTTGCCGCCAGCGCTAGATCAAGCACTCAGCGCGGTAGCTGGCCAGCCGACATAAGTAGCACATTGGACACAACCTTTGGCACAAAACAAGGACTTGAAAATCAGCACATCAATGCTGGTTGTCCAATGTTTGTACCAGCGCAACCTGTCTATGAGATGCATGGACAGGATAGCAGAGTGCGTGACCTTGGGGAGACTTGCAGCACAGTCACAAGCAAGTGGGATACAGGCGGCGGCAATGTACCTGTGGCGTTGCAACCCATTGCACTTGCAGAGAACACTATTGGACGGCAACCACAAAACGGCGGCAACGGCGATGGATTCACTGATGGCGGTCCGATGTACACGCTCAACGCCACAGGTGTACATGGTGTGGCGCAACCAATACCGCTTGACATGATGAACATTAGGGGAAGGCCATCTGATGATGGCAGAGCAAACCGCATTGGGCGTGGATATGGTGAGGAAGGTGATCCAATGTTCACTATTACCAAAGCCAATCATCATGGTGTAGCGCAACCCACCATAGTTCACGGCACACAAGACCCTTGCGTGTCGGATATTGCATTTGCCCAAGGCAGAAACAATGGTGGCGAGAATGTCATGGTGCAAGCAATGGCCGTCAGAAGGCTCACCCCTGTGGAATGCGAGAGATTACAGGGCTTCAGCGATAACTACACCGACATCAAAAGCAAAAACAAACCTACACCTGATGGTCCGCGCTACAAAGCTTTGGGCAACAGCATGGCAGTACCTGTCATGGCGTGGATTGGGCAACGCATAGAACAAGTAGAGGCAATATGCAAGCAGAACAAATAGCCAAGAGCTTGGGCAACGCCAAGAGAGCCAACGGCCAATGGGTAGCAAGTTGCCCAGTGCCATCACATGGCAAAGGCAACGGCGACAAGACTCCATCACTGAGCGTACACATCGATGACAGTGGCAAGCCACTATTCCACTGCCACAGTGGTTGCACTCAGGAATCGGTATTCCAAACCATAAGGGATCGCAACCTCTTACCCGAGCTGGAAGAACGACCAGATCCACTCGCCAACATCAAACCATTGCCAAAGATAGAGTTCCAACAGGAGTGGCAATATCAGGACGAAGACCGCGTC